TCTTCCTCGGTGTATCGCTGTTCGGGCTGTGCGGATGGCACTTGCTTCAAGTACAGTTCACATTCTTCAGCGATGTCATCGCCAATGCCTTCATAATTGCGGGTTTTCTTCCATCTATTCTTCAGCGCATCAATCGCCGCCTGCCTGCTAATTAAATCATCCATAAATATCACCCTTTCATCATTGACATATTCCGTAAATATTCTAAAGCTTTCTGATGTGCTTCTTCTGCTCTAGCAAGGCTACATCCATACTCCTTATGTAATGCCATAATGTAATCAGCTTTTGTATATGCTTTTACTGACTGTGCGGATGGCATGTTTTTTATTGTCATCTTAGCTTCTTGCATAGCACACCATTTTTCACTATGATTGCCGTCGGAATCTATTTCTGAATATTCTTCGATATATTCATTGATTCTGTCAATCGTACCTTGTCTGTTGATTAAATCACTCATTCTTCCCGCCTTTCCGCCCAATAACAATACCCATTACAGCTTACGAGTTTTGCATTAAGGTAATCGCAATCTCCCAAGCCGAAACCGGGCATATTTCCAGTAGTCTGCGTCCAATGCTTACAGGCGTTACACCTGATAATGTCGGACGGTGCGGGTGGCTCCGCATTAATTTCATCCTCGAATACTTCTTTTTGGTCAAGCGGCAAGTCACTATGGAAAACGATTCTATTTATCAGAGCATCAGCATCAATCGGTCTCATCTTGATCACCCTCCTTTTGCATTTCTTCGAAATAATCGCACAGTCCTGTTTCATCCTCGCAACAAATGCTCATGTCATGGCAGTTCTGCATCGAAAGATAACAGTCATTGCAGGTATATCCTTTTTGTTCAGCTTCCCATTTCATCATTATCTTTCATCTTCATCCCTCTCAAGTGCTAGAACAGCGCCTATGAAAAAGCCCGCCATAAACCCTAAAAACAAGCATAAAACACATCCTATCATCTGGATCACCTCCCGCCCCTGCCGCTCCTCAGGGGCTTTGTTATGTGTGATGTATCGACCATTAAAGTGCTTTGGAGCGGTTGCACGAGATCGCATTTTAAATCATTTGGCTCTGCATGATCTGTCGGGCAATTTCGTCATAGTCTTGATTGCGTGATTCAAAATTATTAAAACGATTCCTGACTACTTTCTCCCGCAGGGGTTTTGTGTCTGGCGGGGCTTCAGTGTAGTTTTCATCCAGATAGTCAACATATCCGCTGTTAAACCACGTTGAGCCATTTTGCCACTGCGGTACAAAATCTCCTCGCTGTGCTTTTGCTTCATGCTCTGCAATATATCTATTTAAGGCTCTTTCCAGATGCTCTTCGCCAATCTTGAACAGAGCCATCTTTTTCGTTTCTGATATCCTGCCGCCGCCCCGCTTGCTTGGGTACTTTTTCCAAAGCCGATCAAACATTTCTTCAGCCGCTTTCTTCTCTGCGGCTCTCTTAGGGTTTTCTGCAGGCTCTACATCTGTTTCCTGCGGCTCTGGATCAATTAGCGGTAGTTCTTCCGGCTCAACCTCTGCGGGCTGTTCTATGGGCTGTTCTGCGGGCTTTTTACGTGGTCTCCCGCCTAATGCTCCCGCCGCTCCCCGCTTTCTGTTCGCATCAATCAGCGGACGGCTGAGAACAAAAACCATGTGCGGGATTGCATCCAGATGATCTGGAATCGTTCCTGTGATCCCGTACTGAATTAAAACATCGTAACAAGCCAAACGTTCTTTATCCGGCAGATCCTTGATAGCTTCATAAAACGACTCGTAAAAGATCATATTTCTATCTCAACCTCTATTCGTGGGTTCTTTGCATCCACCGCAAACGCATCAGTAAATCCCCTTATATAGTTCCATCCGTCATTTTCCAGAATTCCCGCCTTTACTAATGCATCCTGTACGAACTTGTGCGCCGTTGCGCTGATGTTGTCTAAGTCCCTTTTTCTGTTTGCTTCAAAGAATGTATAGTGCAGGATCACTGGGCTTTTTATCCGCTTCAGTCTTGCTTTCCTGATTGCGTTTATAATTAGCATTTCACAAGACCTTTTCATGCTATTTCCTGCGGAGTGACCCCGCCGCCCCCTGATCGTTGATCGTTCGGCGGCAAGGTACTCATTCAGGCTCGGAAGCCTGCCGTAAATGATAAACTTCATCCAAACAGTGCCTTTTCTGCTTCGCTTGCTTCATCGACTTCCTGCGGCTGTTCCGGCTCTTTTTCCGGCTGTTTCTCGACTACAGTGCCGGGAACTACGACAGGGGCTTCAGGCAGTTTCTCAACATCCACAGTGTTGATTTCTTCAGCACCATACAGCCCGCCCATATCTTCAGGAAAGGCTTCTCTCAGTGCCTGCAGGAGTGCGACCTTGCGGATCATCGTTGCGGGCTTAGATGCCCACATTCCGTTTAGACTGCCGTCCGATTTGCGCCCTGCGTACTCGTTGAACGGGACTGAGATATATGACGGAACTGCAAGCCCGCTGATATATACTCTTGCCCATCCCCCAACAAGTTCCTGTCCTTTCACAAAGACAGTGCCGGGGACTTCTTTGACTTCGCCGGATTCTATGTCCCGAACGATAATGCCCGCTTCAGATCCCTGATAATCAGGGTTGCGTCTTGCCCGCTTCATGAATGTTTCCTTACCAACAACAAGCGTTGCCGGGCTTCTATCTCCGTACTTGATGCAATACGCTTCACGTAGGAACGGATTCAGGTGCTGTGTTCTGCACATCTGCAGGAACATGAATACTTCCTGATCTGTTACGTTTCCACCGCCGCTTACAAGATACCGCTTCACGATTTCGGGGCTGAGTCTGATTTCCTCGTTGCCTGCCATATAGGTGACGATTCCGTCACCCTGCGCCGCTGTCTTCTTCATCAAAGAATTATTCACTGCCATTTCCTTTTCCTCTCTTTCTTAGATCTTCTCAAGCACAATGCCGTTTTCCTTGCAAAACGCCCCAAGGGCTTTCGCCTGTTCAAGTGTTACAACAACCCTGAATTTGAATTCGTACTGCTTTGCATCAGCCGCCGGAACAACCTTTTCGGGGATTTCCTGCTTTTTCTCCCCGCTCTGGGGAGTTGTGGGCTGAATTTTTGCGGCTTCTTCAGCCGCTTTCTTTTCTGCTAACTGTCCGTATTCAGTGACCTTTTCCATTGCCATCTGAATTGACAGGCTTTTTGCGTAAAACTGAATTGCTTCATCCGAATACTTCGGCAACGCCTGCAGGGCTTTTAGATCGTTTTCGATGCCCACCCTGATTTCTTCCAGATCCTTTTTGATGATCGGCATTGATACAGATGCATTCAGCCAGTTCCTTCTGGCGATCTGATCGAACTGGACAAAATCAGGAAAGCCTGCTTTGTCGAATTCCTGCCGGATCTTCTCAAGCTTTTCCTTCTGTTTCATTTCCTTCAGTTCTGCAAGCTGTTTATCAAGCCCTGCGATTGCTTCATCAATCGGAGTTTCTACATCCCTGACTTCTGCTTCAAACTTTTTCAGCGGCTCAGAGATTTTCGCCTTGACTTCCTTGCGGGCTGTTTCGATAGCCGTACGCAGTTTATTCAACTGCGCCCTTGTTTCCTTGCAATCCTTTTCTGTTTCCGGCGTGACCGTCAAATTCTGATAAATCGTGACCGCCGCCGCAATCTCTTTCTTCAGTTCCTCGTAATTCCAGATCACAGACGGAAAACGCTGTTCTGGTTTCGGGCTGACTATCTGCAACTCAAACATTTTCCTTTCTCCCTTCTGGGGCTTGCGCCCCTTTTTTTAATCTCCCATCATCTTCAGCGCATTCGCTGTGATAATCATGATTGCGTCATGCTTTTCGCTTGCTGTCAGGCTGTTCCATTTCTGAATTCCGTATACGCTGATGTATGCGTTCCGGATCATCTCAACCATTTTCTTTTCTTCTGCTGTCATAACTGATCTCCTTTCAAGTGGGTAACTCATCTAACTATCTGTATTATATATCATAAGTTATAATATGTAAATACCTCTTTGGAGATTTTTTCAAAAAAATGGAAACTTTTTTTAAATTGGCGGCAGTATGATTCCCGGCTCCTGATCCCCCTGCAGGCCATCCCAGAACGCCGCCCCCACTTCTGCAAGGTAGCTGATTTCCTGTTCAACCTTTTCCGTCCGTTCTATGCTGTACTGCCGAATTTGCTCTGATATAGTCCCATCTGGATGCACCCACCGCAGAAGTGCCTGCACCCATGCGAAATGCGCCTGCATGATCATCATGTACCACAGCACCTGACAGTAGTAATTATCCGGGATGCTGTCATTCCATCTGCCGAACTGCGATCCCTGATAGATCGTTGCGGTCTTGATTTCCAGAACTCCTAACTGATCCCCCCGCTGAATCCATCCGTCAAGGCTTGCGTGTGCGAATGGGAATTCGTCATTGATAAAAATATTGTTGGGCTGATAAAAGATATTCATTTCGGGGTGATCCAATTTAAACAGTTCACGCAGGAGCGGTTCTGCGTTGCTCCCGTACTGTACAGCCGGACTGCCTGATATATCTGTGGGAACTTGAAGCCCCTTTTTCTCCCGCCACAGTTCTACGTTCGTTTTATATGGATTCATCCCAAGCAGGCAAGCCGCATCAGATCCCCCGATGGTTGCCGCTCTTGCTTTCAGCCAATCTTCCTTGCTGTCGAAAGTTTTGATTCCCTCATCCATTTTTCACTCCCCCATATTTTCAAAAAGCGGCCTTGCGAACTCTCTATATACATCCCACTCAACAGTTCGATATATGTTTTCTGAGAAATCAAGACCCTTCTCATCACACTCATCCATATGCCGATATGATCCCTCTATATGTCTCCGATGATTTATTACAGCATCCTCCATCGGCGTGCACGTTGTTTCAACTGATATTTCTGCTTCGACGTAGAACCATTTATAGCAAGCAGTACACTGATACGATTCCCCTCTTAAAATATCTTCTATTTCTTCGCCGTCATACTCAATTTCTTGTTTGCAGTAAGGGCATATCAGCTTATCCGATCCGCACTCTTCCATGTCCTCTTCATGACGTTTTACCTTACTGAAATCAATCCTCTTGATCCCGTGTTTTTTCCTGACTTCCTGCAATCTCATATCCTCATCCTTCCATAAACATGTCAACAACCCTTTTTTTTAATCTTCCGTTAGCTTAAGCGTCCAGATATGCACGTAACTGCAATAATGGCAATGTTGCATGATTTTGAAGAATTCAAACAGTTCTTCCTCTTTGTATTTGCCCATCCTGTTGCGCTTTCCGCAATGTGGGCATGTCCACGTTTTTGGGAGACCTTTTTCTATCAAGACGGTTTCATCAATATAGCTCATTTCATTTTTCCTTTCCTGTTACCATATAGCCAACTTGCTCAGGAGTCAGCCCCATTGCCCGAACGATTACGAAGAACCGCCCTAGTGACATCTTTTCAGGCTCTTGTGCGTACCTTCTCAGCGTTGACTCTGCGATTCCTGTATCCTCTGCCAGATTCACGAAATTGCACCGTGTCCCCCTTGATACCCCGAATAATACCCTCTGCGTTCTTTCTCTCTCTTTCTTTCTCATCCTTCGCCTTTCCCCTTTCCAGATAATCAATTTCTAAATCCCCCAGTGCCGACCAGATGCAAGCCGCAACCGCAACTGATACTATGACCAATTTCCCGCCGCTGATCCCCCAGAATCCGGATGCAGCAAGCAGAACGGCTGACTGCGTGGCTATAACCGCATTCATCAGCGCAAGCACTTTTCTTGTCCTCATTCCTTACTCCCCCTCATTCAAAGCATTGTCCCTAGCAGAAAAAATCTTGATGTTTGCAGGCTCTACGTTCAGAGCGTTGCAAATATCAATCAGTGCGCCGATCTTGATCTTTGCAGGGCATCGCTCCCATGTCTGATACGTTTTTGGCGTGACATTCAGAGCCTTTGCCATCTGCAGGATTGTCTTGTCTTTCAGCTTTCTCCATTCCCTCAACGTGTGAATTTCTTTCATTCTTTGCCCTCTCTTTCTCCCCGCTATGGGGTACTAAAATAATTATACACATTTTTGTAGAGTTGTAAATAATTTTTTTCTCGTTTCGTGTAGTTTTTTATATTTTTATCCCCATTTTATGCTATTTTGATATTAGGAGAGCAAATCAAGAAAGGAGGATTATTATGGCAACGATAGGCGAAAACATCAAGAAGTACAGGATACTGCGGAACATGACGCAGAAGGAACTTGCCACTGAGATCGGGAAAGATCCCCGCACCGTATCAAACTGGGAGCGGGGCACTCGTGACCCATCAATCACAATTGTTTACGCAATGGCAAAAGCCCTGAATATCTCGCCGGAAGAACTTTCCTCGCCGGAATTCAAGCAGAGCCATACTTTCAAATACATTCACCACGGGCCTGATATGTCCCCCGAAATCATCAGCGGGGATTCCCTGACCGTACTGCCGCAGGAAGAATATCAGCATGGGGATATTGTGATTGCATCTGTAAGTGGTGCGCCGGACATCTGCAGGCGGTTACAGATCGTAGACGGAATGTGCATTCTGAATTGCAACGTGATCGGAAAGCCGCCGATCCTAGTAGACGGAAAAGTGGTCATCAAAGGAAAAGTAATCCGCTTAATTCGTGAATACGTAAAGAGCGTTTAAGCACATATATATCTTTTATTATTATTACTATTATTATTCTTATACTTATTATTAGGGTTTTTGAATTGCAAAACCATAGGTTTCTAAAATAAAAAACCTATGGTTTTTGCTTCCAGAAAGGTATGGTTTTATGCCTGTAGCAAGAAAAACGAAGTCGGGCAAATGGCGCTGTCAGGCGTTCGATTATATGGAGATCGTTGACGGCAAAAAGAAGTATCACCACAGGTCATTTACTGCAAGTACGAAATACGAAGCTGAAAGATTGGCAAATGAATTCCTGCGGAAGAAAAGCAAGCCATCCTCTGACCTGAAACTTTCTGAAGCAATGCAGAAGTATCTGGATATCAAAAGCAACACCCTTTCGCCTTCTACAGTGCGGGGATATAACAGCCTGCGCCGGAATGCTTACGGATCACTGCAAAGCAAGCGCATTAACCAGATCACCGCTGAAGATGTGCAGGCTTTCGTGAATGAATACGCTCTGACACACAGCGCAAAAAGCTGTTCTAATGCACTCGGATTCCTGACCGCAGTTATATCTGCATTTATCCCTGATGCTGTATTTCACGTGAAGATCCCCCAGAAGAAAGCAGTTGACTACTACACGCCGTCCGATGATGACATAAAAAGGCTTCTGGATGCTGTGAAATACCCGCCGCTTTACAGGGCAATCTTGCTATCAGCTTTTGGAACGCTAAGGCGGTCGGAAGTATGCGGACTAAAAAAGGAAGATATCTGCGGGGATGTGGTGACGATCCGCAGGGCGAGGATTGAAACTGAAAAGGGTTGCATTGTGAAGGACTTCCTGAAGAACGATACGAGCCACAGGCAGATCATTTATCCGCAGTTCGTGATTGATGCATTGCAGGAATGCCCGGATGAATTCCTTGTGAATATGACCCCGCAACGGCTTGATGTTGCCTTTTCTAGGGCAAGGAACAGGGCAGGCTTGCCATACTTCAGATTTCACGATTTAAGGGCGTACAGCGTCTCTATTGCCCACGCAATCGGCATTCCTGACAGTTATCTCATGGAGCGGGGCGGATGGAAAACAGACCACACATTCAAGCAGATTTACCGCCGCACCATCAGCAAGGAAAATGAAGAAATTTCTGCCAAACTGAATGAGCATTTTGAAAAGTTGCACTCTTAATTGCACTTTTTCCGCAAACAAAAAGCCGGAAGCCCTGTAAAATCAAGGCTTCCGACAGCGGAGAGAGTGGGATTCGAACCCACCGCTCCATTTTATTATAATTTCCAGTATATACGGCATTTTCCTTATAAATACGGGATTTCCGGCTCTCACAGATGATTCTGTTCACCCGCTTCAGATTAGAAAAGTGCAATTCCTCAACAGGCGTTGCACTTTTTATTGCACTTTTTTATTGCACATCCATCAGCAGATCTTCAAGCGTGCATCCGATTGCATCTGCAAGCTGTTTTGCATTCCGCATGGATGTTTTCCAGATCTGTTCAGGGTCTTTTTCCAGTTTCTGGATGTACGGCTGAAGCTTCCCTGTCTTATTTGCCAGATCAATCTGCGTAAGCCCTGCCTGCCGCCGTAACTGCCCGAACCTTGTCAGCGTTCCGGCTTCTTTTAATTTCTCTGCCGCTTTTGCCTGATTAACTCGCCTGCCGGGCTTCACAACCCGCTTTTTCTCTAGCACTCTATCACCCCCTTCCCATCGATTATATCACGCAGGCTATATTTCATGCAAGCACCGCAATCAGCTTTCTGATTGTGTCCCAGATGATCGTGTTATAGATCTCAGGCTTGATGCCTATATGCATCTGGATGCGGGCTATCATGTGCATCAAGTCATCCTGTTCCTTCTCGGTCAGGGAAGGATCTTCCCCGATCTCTAAAACCGCCCTGTGCAGATCCATTACGGCATCATCTGCGGTCAAGTTCCCTGTGCGCCATCTGTACACGATAGCGTGTACAAGAGTTTGCCATTCCTGCGTCGCCGCTCCCCGCTGTGGGGAGTCGGCAGTAAAAAAAACAGGCGTTGTATTTGTTTCGTTCATTTCCAGTGCTTCAATCATGATCTTTTCCCTTTCTTTATACAAACGTGCAGATTACTGCAAAAACAGCTGTGGCAATTCCTGACGCAAACAAAAACTCAATCTCAATATCAGATACCCAGTTTCCGAACCAGTTCATCATATAACCGCTCCTGCCTTTCTGTAAGCTGTCCGGCTTTCTCTCTCTTGATGTTCAGCCAGTCAATCATGCGGATGCTCGGCACTTCCTCAGGGCTGAAGCCCTGTGCGATATATTCCGCTGTCGTGTAGATCTTCATTCCCTTTTCCCCCTTTTCAGGCAACGCCCCTGAACTTCAGGTATTCGTTCGCCGCTTCAATGCTGACTGCTTCAGCAATTACATAGTACCCAAGTGCATCCGTTTCGATGTCCAGATTGTCGCAGTAGTAAGCTTTGTCTGCCATCTGCTCCATCAGTTCGTCAAACTCTCTCTCGGTCAGTTCGTCCCACCTGTTGCGGTCTGCAAGTTCCCTGAACTGCTGATCCCCCGCCCTGTAGATCTCTTTGTTGAGCATTTTCTTTCCCCTTTCTGCGGGGCTTACCGCCCCGCCTGCTTGCTGTTTCTTAGACAGTACGCATTTCCATGCGTCCGTCTCTGTAAATAGTTGCCTCGCCGTACTGCATGACAGGCACATTCAGGAATATTCTGAAAGTGACCGCCTCAGTCGGAAGGTCTTTTCGGTCAAATGCCCTCATGCAGGCATCGAAGCATCTGGCAGATGAATGCATACACCCATCTGCAATGCTTGTTCTGCGCTGTAGGGCGTCGCAGGATTTAATCAGGCGTTCAATGTTAATAGATATCATAGCAGACCCCTTTCTGCCCTCGTAACCTCCGGGGCGGGTTAAGATTATGCTCTTTCAATAAGTGCAAAATAATAATGTCCAGAGTCAAACTCATCAAGATGAAGTGCGTAACTCCAATCCCTATTCTCCGTTCCGTCTGCGAAAAGATTGTCGCAAAAGAAATCAGTTCCACTTTCATGCATCCACTCGAATGTTTCTTTCCAATCTTCGTGTCCCGGAAACTTCTTCATAAATCTGTTAAGTGCTGTTTCAAACTTCTTGCAGGTGATATCTGCGTCTATACTTGTGATCTTCGTCATCTCTTTGTCCTCCTTTGTAGTGGGATCTCTTCTTTAACTGTCTATATTATAATCTATAAATTATAATTTGTAAAGTGTTTTTTGAAGATTTTTTTGATTTTCTGGAAAGTTTTTTCTAGCAGGCAAAGAAAAAAGCGGCTCCCGCTATGGAAACCGCTTTTTCTCCACTGAATTTTATTCAGAAGAAGAAAGGAAATGAAAAAAGACTCAGATGACCGCCCTTTCCTACGTTATAGCAATTTCGTTCCGATCTGTCAAGATACTCCCCGCAGTGGATTTAATCAATCCGCTTCAGGTATTTCGTAGAAGCAAATCCGAATGTCTTTTTGCCGATCCTGATATAATCCCAGTCAGAACCATCTGCCGCCTTGATCGTGTCGCACACGTTGACTTTTTTGCCCTGCGGGATCGTAGGGAAACGCTTAATATTCGGGTATTCAGTGCCTGCCCATGTCCGAACATTCAGTGCTGATGCTGTGACTTCTGCCTTGTATCGTGGGACGCTGTTTAAGGCTGTTTCCTGCTCTTTCTTGGGCTGTTCTGCATCCGGCTGAACATTTACCCGCTCTGATCCGTCCCCCACGTATACGGCAGTGTGGTGTGCGTCATTCAGCAGGATGTCCCCATACTCAAGATACCGTTCCGATGTCAGATACTTCTGGTCTGTCAGCACTGTAAATCCTGCCCGCCGGAAAGCGTCCCGCATATTCCCTGTATAGGTTGCGTTGATGTTTTCCAGTGCAGGAATGTGCAGGAGATGCCCCGCCGCTTTCACGTTAGCAATTACGCCTGCAGAACAATCAGCGTCACAGTCCGTCTTGATCTTACTGGGAATGTAACCTACTTTCTGAAGTTCCCGCCAGTAGCTGTCCCTGTTACCCTGATTGTACCCGATATGATTGTTTTTTGCCGCCATAACTGCAAGTGTTCCAATCATGTCTGGCACTGCCGGATTCTTTTCATATCTCAGTACGCATGACCACGGTCTGTTATACCATGTTCTGATCGTCCATTCCTTCCCTGTCTGATCCCCTGCCTTGCCGCCGCTGATTTTTCCTCTTTCATCCCCGCCGCTGTTTGATATCATGCCGCCTTTATCTCCCCGTTTCTCTGCATACTTTCCCCAGAAAGCAAAACCCATGTTTGCCCGCTCCTCTGCAAGCCTGTCAGGGTTTGCAGGCTGTTCAAAGTTGTAAAGCACCATATTTGATGCCTGCCGGACAAGGTTTGTGCTTGTCAAGGTCTCCCACACTGCGGGATAGCCACTTTTCAGTTCTGCTATCAGGAATTCAAGCTGTGCGGTCAGATCACCGATTGAAACATGCTCCCGCTTGCAAAAATCGTACAGTGCGCCCTTCCTTCCCGGACTTGTCCACTGTGCAAGCCCATAGCCGTACTGCTTACCCGGCAGGGGATGCAGGAATTCCTCACGGCTGATTGTGCCATCGTCAACAAATGCAGTGTACGTTGCATCCGTGTAGTATTTCCCAATTTCTTTCAGCCGCTTCAGACACAGGATTTCAACCATGTCAGGAATCATCCCGCTTTCGGCCTGCAGATTCCCCATTAAACCGCAAGCCCCGGCGGGTGTTAAGCCCGCACGGAGTAGATAGTTGTAAATCGTCTGTTCATGCATTTTTCTTCCTCTCGAAAGTATTTCGATTACTTAAAGGTCAATTAAAGATACATTTAATTAACGATTTCTGAAAACCGTTGTTGATTTCCATACATCTCCAATTTGACTCGTTCCGCCTGTGCAAACAGGGAAATATACCTTGTTGTAATTCAGACCGTTATTATCTGTAATCAGTGCGCAATCTCCACCCGTTAGTCCTGTGGGGTACATCGGCACTGACATCGATACTGAGCAATCATAATCCGTTGAATACTCGGTGACGGATTTTGCGCTCGGAATGGTGATAGAATAGTTGGTTTGATCATTCTCTGTGATAAGGAAAGAGGTATCGTCATACCTGTAATTTGAATAGACTTTGATAATGGGGAGCATTGCTAAAAAGCAATTTGCCAAAGTTTCGGATACCTTCCATTTAATCGACTGATTGATCTTCAAACCATCAACTGTGTAAATGTACTCCGCACCATGTTCTGCAATAATGGTAGTGCTATCATTCGGGTCATACAAATTGCTACGGCGAATAATCTTTAATTCGTTGCATAATGTGTTTACTGCTGTGATATCTGTTAATGTACCATCGACAAAAACTTTTACATCTGTATCAACCTCATTCCCATGAACGATTCCACCGCTAAAATCGGAGCGTCCGTCAAGTTTAACAGCGCATTCCCACTCACCCGTCATTGTTAATTTGCGCTGAGTGCCGTTTGTATCTACCCGATACATAAACATGATTCGCCATGTATCAGCATTTGCTGATGCATCAACACAATGTCCCATTTGATAGAGCGTTCTTCTGTTAACTAAATCTCTGGGAATAAACACATTGAGTTTAGCATCGCTCTGATCTTCACCGGATTCTGCGATGTATTGAGCATATACAAGCGTTGTCTCATTGCACCATTCAGCCGTTGTACCATAACGAGTAAAGCGATATTTATTGCTGATAAGTCTCTGCCAAATCGTTGTTCCATTTTTATACACAAGAACAAGTCCACCCGAATTACTCCACCCAACAGGTAGATCGGAAAGCGAATCACTTGATTTAAAAATGTAGTAGCCCTGTTCAGTACATTGTCCAATGGATGTGTAACCTAATGCAGAGATACTTCCTCTATTTACCAACCCAACATCATAAGTTACGGCTTTCCTGTACAACTCATACCTAAAATAATTGTCAATATCCGACTCGGTGAATTTAACACCTGATGCCGCAACGCGACCGAACGCAATACGCACAGATGTGGTTGTATCGCCAATCACGATGCTGTCACCATATTTATTTAATGCCGTTCGACTGACAAAAACTCCATTGGCATATTGATTTACATAGAAAATTAGCCCTTTATTATTTGAATCACTATTCGGAACATATCTAATTAAAATATCCCCTTTTGTTGCGTAAAATTCGTTTGATAAAGCCGTGTAATTGTTGTTTGACATTTTCCCTGTACCATCTACATTTTTGCCGATAGTCCATGTTAATGTCGGAGCAGGCGATACCGCTTTTAAGTTCTCCTTTAATTCACCAATTGCAGTATAAATGCCTGCGCTCGTAACGGGGTTAGTTGAATCAGCCGATGGCGTTGAATCGAAAGTCAGCTTGTCCTGCTTCTGTTCTACCTCATCTGAAACCCTGCCCACTGCAGAATTTACAAATGCTTTTGTTGCGTGAGTTTTTATTAACTCAGCAACTTCCTGTATGGCTTCTTCAAGTTCTTGTATAACTTCCTGATCTGCCATATATGCCCCCTTTCACTTTATCAATTAATTCCTAACATTATCATGATTACCGCAATTCCTATGCCATTATTTCCGCCATTTTTGCAGTAAACTGTGCCTCAGTCCCTGTATACCCACCATCAACGGCATATTGATATGCAGATTTTCCCTGAATGCCCTGCGGACCTCTTTCCCCTCTTTCACCTTTTGCACCCTGTGCGCCCCTAAGTGACGGCGTAGTGTAGTATGAACCATCAGAGAAGCGAATGGTTAAGATGTAATTGCCGTCCATCGAAACATCTACGATGCCAACGCCCGGATTATATCCCTCTCCACTGTCTGCCGCTTCAAGGATTGAGTTGAGGATCTGTATTGCAATCCTGCGCTCATCATCTTCCAGATTCTCAAGGGATGCCAGAAGCGTTCTAAACTGTGCCTCTGTGCCTGTATAACCGCCCTGCCTTGCCTGATCGTATGCAGATAGCCCTGTTTCACCTTTAACGCCCTGAATGCCCTGCGGACCCCTCAGGGATGCAATCCATTCGGCCTGTGACCCTGTGTATCCGTTATCAACTGCAACCTGATAAGCACTTTTTCCGTCCTGACCGTTTGAACCGTTTTCACCATTCTTTACCCGGAACTTGGTGCTAGTTCCGTTAGTAAATTGAATTGTAAAGATGTCATACAGTCCGTCCACTCCTGTGCGTGTAATGGATGAAATGCCGTTTCCTGTTGCGCCTGTTGCCCCTGTTGCGCCCTGATCACCCTTTGAACCTTTTTCACCCTTAAGCGGCGGCGTTTCAAAGATTGACCCATCCGAAAATCTGAATGTCAGCTTGTAATCCTCTCCCATTGTGACGGACAGGATTCCCACGCCCGGATTATAGCCATCCTCACCTTCTGAAGCATTCAAGATTGACTGCAGAACATGGATTGCAACCTCGTAGGCGGTATTCTGTGCGGTTGCCGCTGATAAAGCCGCATCATCTGCCGCCTCTTCTGCCGCCTGCATATCTTCCTGTACTGCCTGCATTGCGCTTGTTAAAGCCGCTATAGCCTGCGTGATTGCGTCCTGTTGTTCCGGCGTTGGCTCAAGGCTTTCACGCTCTGGCCGCTGAATAACAGGGATTGTGATGCGGTATTCCGTCTCACCGTCTGACTGCCCTGTATGCAGATAGATGAACGCATAAACAGTCTGCCCTGTGGCAAGCAGGCTGTCCGGGATCGTGACCCCATTTTCATCACCTATCTGGGTTATGCTTGTGCCGCCGCTTTCACTGTTGGAAAAATGCACCTCATAAGCGGCAGGAAGATCAAGACCCTCAATCTTCAATATCTGCCCATAATCGTATTGATAGAGTGCATGAGCAACAGCTTTCCGCAGTGCGCCGAATGATACTGTTGTAACATTATTCGGCATCATTGCCCCCTTTCATGTACCGTAAACACTGACTCCAACCATCATCATAATAACGCCGCATCGAAATCTCTCTGCCTGTCTGATCCCCTCCCCTGCCATTCTCAGGCTTTCCGCTTCTTGGGTTTCCTCTCGCTCCTGCAAGCCTGTGATACCTATTAATCACAATCTCTGTGTGTTTGCCCGGAGCAATTACGATGTCCCCAACTCTCAGCCCCTTGCCTGTATGCAGATCAACTTTTTCGGCAACATCTTTGAATCCGTATGGCTTAAAATCCCGCTTCATTGTCTGCGTGTAAGCATCTGCAGGAACATCCACGCCCGCCGCCCGATATGCCGCCGCCACAAATGAACTGCAAGCATAATCAGGATTTCCTGTGCGCTTGCCATTCGTATTGTTGTAGCCGTAAGAATCGTCCTTGCAGATCTTTTTAGCCCATGCCGCCGCTTTCTGTGGGATCGTCATTCAATAGCCCTCATCATGCTCAATTCTTGCCTTATCAACAGATGCCTCAGTTGCCGCATAGATTGCCGCTGAAAATGTGCCGCAGACTACTCCAATAATCGTCACCCATTCTTTGCCGCTCTGAAGCCCTGCAATACTTGATGCAATGCTCCCCAGAAACGCCGCTGTACAAATCCAGAACCTTCTCGATGTAAGTTTTCTGATGATGTCATCCTTCTGCATCCGTGCTGTCCTCGCTTTCTTTTTTCTGCTTTGTGTCCGTGTTCTTGATCCATGCCAGAAGTCCCGCTTCACTCCCAAGGAATGCAAACACCGCTGTAATCAGTGTTACAGGCTCATCCCCTTTTATGGCATATATAACCGTGCAGGCGGCTGTGAATGCCGCCGCATAGACAAGAACATATACAATAATTATCTTGCTGAATTTCAGCATTAAAGCCTGTATTTTCCTCATACCTTCTGTTCCGTCAGATATCTCTGTAATTCATCCCTTGTGTGCCGCATCTGTTCATCGTTATTGCCGTCTATGGCATGACTCAGCAGGGCAAGCAATGCTCTCTGCATAACGGAAGATCCGTCCGAAATTGCATCTATGCGGGTTTTGTCATTGGCAAAGAATTCCATCTGCTTTTCGGTAATTGCCCGCAGTTCCTGTACAGCTACTTCCAATTTTGTAATCCGCTCATTCTGTACATCAAGTGGTCTTTTAGCGGCTTTTCCCAGATTCACAAAAACCATAACAGCCGCTGAAATCGTGGTAACCGCAGATGCAAGAGTGATTATCATAGTAAATGTAGACGACATATGCTCCCCTTTTTTACTTCCAACGACCTATGGCAACAAGCCGGATGGAGCAATCCCCAGAACGCTGATAGAAGTCATATATATATCCGGCAACCTGATTCAAATTGCTAATTGCGCTACACCCAAGAGCAACAGCAAAGCCTGTTTCATATCTTCCCACGCCATTGATTACAACATCGTTATTGCTGATAAAGGATTCCGGGAGGGTATAGCTGAAAAGGGATTGATAAATTCCCGTTGTTCCAATTTGTACTGTGTTAATACTTACCACTGTCCATACCTGCTGAATCATAGTCCCGTCCGGAAATTTTGTCACAACATAGTTGTTTCCTATTGTTTTTGTCTGGGTGATTAGAGACTGCAACTGGGTGATCATAAGAGGCAAATCGCTAAACCACTTCTTGATCTTTCCGAACATCGTTATCAGGTTTTCGCCTGATTCGATGTTCTCTCTTTCTTCTGCTTCAGTAAACTCAACCGCATCCCCTGCAACAATCGCATTTGCCCTTGCCACAATATCATTCAGACTTTCCCACTGACTTGTTGACTGAATTTCCGAATTTGGCACAGGATTTGCGTCTATAAACATCGGAATCGGGCTTGATGCCCCATAGCCGCCATCCCTCAGAAGTTCCAGAACAGGCTCGAAACGCCCATAATTCACAGTCATCTGCAAGGTGATCTGGATGTAAACGATATGACCATCCGCAGACATCCCCAGTGCAGGGTTATAAATAAAAGTGCCGTCCCCTTTATCCATGCGAATTGAAACTGTATCCGATGCGGTCAGCGTCATATACTGCCCCGCATCAAGACAAGTAACCGCAACCACAGGAAGGGATTCATCATACTGAACCAGATGCACAGGTTCTGTCAAAACCCGCTTTGTGAAATCGACAGAGGTTTCGTGTACTATCCCTGTCGGAGTGTAAACTGAAAGTGCCATTTATAGCCCTCCTATGCCAATTTCTTTCTGTTTCCGTTTACAGTGGCGTAAGCCCCTGAGGAATCAGCACTGAAACCACAGGCTGAACTTCCTGTGCCTGCCTGAACACTGAACGATGAATCCGACAGGCTGAAAGTCGCATCCCCGCAGAAGATGTTTATATAGTCCTGTGTTTGCCCTAGTGCGTTGCTTACATGGGATATCCTGAACAACGCCTGCCCGCAATTCATCTGTATCATGTTATTTGTCGGGTTGTAAAAAATCCGAATGTAAGCCTGATCATATTTCAGCCACAGCGACCCATCCTCGCAGTATATCTGCCCATAATCCGTGCCGTTATAAAAGAAATGCAAAAGCCCATCATTTGCCATCTGGACTTTGTATCCAGTCTGCGTATTTTCCGCAGTAAAACTACCCTTCAGAACAGCCCCGTTTGCATGAAGTTCGCCCGCATCCGTCACATAAAACGGATCGCTTGTGCTGTAACTTCCCTGCGATCCAACGGAAATTGCACCGCTAGAATTTATCTTCAGCTTTCCAGCCTTAACAGCCCCCGCATTCGTGATGTAGAAATTGTCACTTGTACTGTATGAAGCTGAAGAACCAACAGACATTGAACCGTTGGTTGAAATCTTCATACTCCCAAGCTTTACAGCCCCAGTTGATGCAATCTTGAAAACTTCATTATTGTTGGAATCTTTAACGATGAAATTACCGCTTGAATCAATGGCTGTCTTGCCGCCGTTTGCGGAAAAACTGCCTTTAAGCGTTGCGCTGTTTGCGGTCAGGTTTCCAGATGAATCAACCTTGAAAGTGCCATTTCCGTTATTGATCTCGATTCCAGTTATCTTTCCGGCTTTAATGAAATCAGCATTTATTTCCCCTTCCATCGTAGCCGCAAGATTGAACGGTCCGTTATAGCCGTTTGAACTGTAGCCCCAACCATTTTTATTGAACCGCCAGATCTTCGTTGAAGACGCAACCGTTTCCTTGTCCATGATCAGCAACTCGTTCGGATACTCCGGAAGGCGTGTGTCACTGTTCCAGATAAGCAGATGCCCGCCCTTGTTTCCTGTGATTAACTGCGTTGCACGGCTGATCTGATCACCAATCTGAGTTGTGATGTTTCCCTGATCACGCCACCGTGTTTCCTGATCCGCTATTGTGTCTGCAAGGGTGTTTTTTGCGTCTCCAAGTTCAATAGATGTTATGCGTTCTGTCAGCGGGTTAAAATCCATGCTGATGCACTTTGCAGAAGTGCTAACCCCAAGCTTTTCAAAATAGATTGAAACGGTATCACAAAGCCGGATATCTTCAAGCGGCTCATACTCTTCGTAGCCGCTGTACTGACTCAGCTTCACAAAGTCCACCTTAAGGTTGACTTTCGGGCGTCCGATGTCATTATCCTCGATGTACTTGACCGCCGCCGCCCTGATTTGCTCAGTTGTTGGCACATCATCAAATTTATCTGTCAGATCAAGTGAAAGCACCCGCTCAAAGTCAAACGTTCCTGCAACGTCCACAGTTGTACCCAGATCGACAAGCGTATCACCTGAGTAGTAAAACGGATACACGGCAGTGTAAACGCTCTCGCAATTTTGATTCTGCTTCAGCGAAACAAGGTTCTTACCGTAGCGGATTGTAAAGCCTCTATCCGTCCCTCGTGCGTTTTTAAGCTCTACATTGAAGCGGTTGAAGATATATTCACCTCCGCCGAAAGAATCCAAAATAGACCCTCTCACGCCGCCTAAAAGGGACTTAAAAGATGACGGCTTTTTAACCCACATCGTTGATGTTGTGGTTTTGTCCGTGCTGAACGTGAACTGCGGGATTGCAGGCTTTGCATTTGCTTTCATCGTTGCGAAAGAAGCCGCCACTGTACCCGCAGAAAAAGGCGTAACCACTACCCCAGACAGATCGGAAGAAACGTGCCTTGCAGAAATTGAGACAATGCCGTTCATCGGGCGGCTGATTGAGTAGATGCGGAAGGGCTGTGCCTGCATATACGGATTCGGCTTTGCGAGAATGATCATGTGATCATCCAAATCAGCATAATGCTGTCCGTCCACTGGATAATCCATCTCCAACTCATATTCGCCGTTTCTTTCTTCGTGAACGTTCGGATCAATGCAGTCGGAAAGTTTTCCAAGCCCGTTGGTTGTAAAATTAAGTTCGTCTTCAGGATAAAGAATAGGAATCATTTACAGCCTCCAGAATCTTGGGACAATCCTGCATGATGTAATGCCGCCAGTCCACGAAATTACGTTGTCCCACGGCTGAAGCAGAGGAAACGTTGTCAAGGTGATTAAATTGTTTTTATTGGTACTTCCGAAATACGCATCCTCAATGTCGGAATCTATGATGATGCCGTTCCCGATGTTGGAAATGCTCACCGTATAACTGCCGATATGCAGGACGGCTGAACCGCTCCCCGCAAGCGTGATTTTCGGCTTTGCGGCATAGCCTGTGGGATTCCTCAGGATGCCGCCATTCTGCATGGTGTATTCTTTTCGTCCCACAGTCAGAAACCTCTGCGGCATGGCGTCAAACTGTAACTCAGCTTCACCGCCATACCACGCCTGTTTCATGACCTCAGAAGCATCCCCTGCAAACCTAGCAAGCCGGAAGCAGTCCTTGTCCACATCATCCTTCAGCACTGCATAACCCGAAACGCTCAGCCATTCCAGAAGCCTGTGCAGGATGTTGTCATAACCGAATTCACGGCTGACCAGTGCCATTGTGTAGGTCACACGGACATTCTGATATGAACCCAGATCCATAAGCAGATCGCCGTTTCTGCCCGGAACGTGTACCTTTTCAATGTCTTTTTCCGGCACTTCCTTTTTTGGGTACTTGAACACAACCAAGAAGCAGTCAGAGGAGAGCCGCCCATTAAACTCTATTAAGCCCATACAGCAACCCTCCTGTCTGTCAGCGTCTGAATCCGATCCATAACAGCGTCAGCAAGTTCCCTGACGGACATTGTTTCAGAGCCGTATACATTTACAGTGATTTCACCGTAACCGCCCTGAGAGCCGTTTAAACGCCCTCTATTTCCTTCTGCGGTTACTCCGACAGGAATATCAAGTTCTTCGATGCCGTCTTTTGCCGCATCCATCATCCTGTCAATGGCTGTGCTTACCTGTGCTATCGGAACATTATCCTCAATACCAATGCCTGTACCCGCCATCATCATTGCGCCGACTTCATCCCGGAAACGCTTTGACGGTGAGGAAATGCCGAGGAATCTTTTCGCCGCATCCAGTGCCGATGCCGCCGCAGATCGTGCCGCATCTGCAATTGCTCCAACGCCGTTCCGAATACCGTTGCCAATACCCTGAATGATGTTGGACCCAATAGACAGCCAATTCTGACCCTTAAACGCACTTGCGATCTCCGAGAAGATTTTCGGCACAGTCGCAACCGCTTTCGGGATTCCCTCAATAATTCCCGCCGCAAGCTTTGCGATAATCTCAATACCCTTTTGCAGGATTTCAGGAAGATGTTCCCCGATTGTGGCAAGCAGTTTCGCAATCACTTCCGCAATAGCTGAAACGATTGCGGGAATATTCTGCGTGATCCCCTTTGCAGTGTTTTCGATCAGCTTCATGCCTGCATCAAGCATCTTCGGGAAAGCTTCCATCAATGCGGCAAGGATCTTTGTTATGATCTCTCCAACGCCCTGAATGATATTGGGCAGAGCCTGCAGGAATCCGACCCTGAGATTAGTTATCAGTTCAACGCCCTTCGAAAGGATCTGCGGACCATAGGTTGCAATCGTGTTGATTAACTGCGTTATAACGTTGCTCAGTGCTGAAATGACATTCGGCAAGCCGTTTGTGATCCCGCTTGCAAGGTTCTGGATGAACTGAATTCCTGCCTGCAATACTTGCGGAACAGCCGCAAGAATAGCCTGCAGTGCCTGATTCATTCCCTCTCCAACTGTGGTTATAAATCCACCGATACCGCCCTGCCACCCGATTCCAAGCTGATCGACAAGCTGTGTGCCTGCTTCAAGCAAGACATTCCAGAGTGCTTCAAGAATGCCCGGAATTGCAGAAACAAGGGCTGAAGCAAGAGATCCGATTGCATCAAGCAATGGCGGCAAAAGCTGTTCAATGATGCCCGGCAAACGTTCTGCAAACATTGGAGCGGCTTCTCCGATGAATTCAGCAATTCCTTCAAGTGTTGCCTGAATGCGGGGTATAATATTCGCAAGCAGACCGCTCCCATCTGAACCATCACCGAATACCGCAGTCACAAGGCTGTCCATTGCTTCAGACAGATCTCCGCCACCTGCAATAGCTGTTAAAACATTTTCCCACGCCGCTTTGGTTGCGTTTGCAGTTCCCTCGATGGTGTGCATGGCTTCCTCTGCGGTTGTTCCTGTGATACCTAAATCTTCCTGTATTGCATGAATTGCGGCATAAACATCATCTAACTGATTGATGTCATAGTGGATGCCTGTCAGCTTTTCCGCATCTTCAAGCAGTCTTTCCATCTCCTGCTTTGTGCCGCCATACCCTAGCTTCAAATTATCGAGCATGGTGTAGTTTTGCTTTGAAAAGCCCTGATATGCATTCTGGATGGATTCCATACTTGAACCCATCTTTGATGCATTATCAGCCATATCTATGACAGCATTATTTGCCGCTTTAGCCGCTTCACTTTCGGTATTGGTTGACTGCTTCAGAGCCGCCGCCATCATGGAAACCGTTTCCATGTATTCATTTGCAGACTGCCCGGATGTGCTGTATGCGTTCTTTGCATCAGCCATGACCTGATCATAAGCAGAGCCGAACAACGTTTCTATTCCGCCAGTAAGCTGTTCGTAGTCCTTATAGCTGTTTACTGCGGACTTTCCAACATCCATCAAAGCAGAAACGGCAGTCTTTGCGCCGTTCACAATGGCACTGAATCCTGCGCCAATTGCTTCTGCCGCCAGACTGCCTTTCAGAACATCCCCAAAAGATGAAGCCTTGCTTGCTGAATCCGAAAGTCCCTGATCGAATTCCTGCGTATCTAGGGTTAATGTAGCTTGTAGGTCAAAAATACTTACGCTCATTTGCTTACCATGCTATTAAGCCCTTTCTTTATATGCTCTTTGATTTCTTCTGCGCTTCTGGTTTCTTTTTTGCCCGGATTAAGAATTTCCTGCAGGCTCATCGTGACCTCATTTCCCCCGAATGTGTGGGCTATGTTATTTGCCGTTATTCGGGTTGTTTCAGCCGTGTAAACCCTGTAGGCATATTCTTCTTCATCCTTCTCAATAAAAGCCCTTAAAAACGCCGTAAACGGCTTTATTTGCCGTCTTCCTCTGTATTGCCCATAGCAGAGCCAGAAACATCGGATTCTGCGTTCTGACCCTGCGGCATAAAAAGCATTATTACCTCAGGATCGCTTAAAAGATCCATCAGCTTAACAGGGATTTGCAGAAATGAGATTGTGTATGTTTTAGGATCACCCCCATCAATGAGCCGGATGATTTCAAGAACTTCAGACGGATGCTTTTTCATGAGCAAACGGACAATTCCCGCCTTGTCCATAGGCTGTGCGCTGAAAGCTTCTTTGACTTCATCGTCTGCAAGAATAGCCCCTGCGGGTTCCATCATGTCGGCAAACAGTTCAAGTGCCGCCTCGTTCTTATAATCCGATAATCTCATTCCTCATACCCCCTGTCTGTGTTTCTTACGAATCCATGCTGTAAAATTCCATCGGCATGGTGTTCTGTGCGCTGAGTGAAACGTGCCCGGTCAGCGTGCAAGAAATCTGCCCTTTGCCATTCTTCGTGGTCTTAAGCGAAAGCCCTGCGGTTGAAAGTGCGTTGATGATCTTTACCGCAACAAAACCGCCGTTTGCTTTGTCTCCAACCCACCACAGATCCTGAAAGTCTGTCTGTTCCAGATCCCTGCGGGGCGTAACCTTGCCGGAAGCAGTGTCTGCCGCACCCAGTTCCAGTTCAAGCAGTTCGGGAGATGTCCCAAGTGCCGTAAACTGTACTGTGCATTCCCAAGAATCCAGATGCTTCAGTTCCTTCATGTTGTTCGGGCAGTTGTCCACATCAGCACCCAGATCCGAATAGGTCGGAGTGCAGTTGATTGTGATGCCGCCCGTGGTTGCTGTAATAATGTTTTCATCCACAACTGCAGGCTGAGTCGGATTAAAAGTTTTAAGCAGGATGCCCGCATCAAGCTGAAGCGCATCAAAGGTATCCTGCGGAATAGCTGTAAACATTCCCATATTTTTTCACCTCTTACTTTGAGAGAAACTCAATCTGTATGTTTATATATATTCGCCGCACCATATCGTCTGTATCATCCTCAAGCCGCTGAGCGAACGGGATGCCCTTTACTATCCACATATAACCTTTGTACAGATCCCCGCTTTCTATCGGGTACAGTCTGCCGTCCCCGATGTATGCAGAAATCTGGTCTTTTTTCGCTGAAATTGCATCCCATGACGGACTGTGATACCACAGTGAGCCATGCAGATTCAGCACGGAATCCATTGAATCCGTTTCGGTGTTGTATGTGATGTAGGGAAATGCAGGGGCGTTGTCCCCTGTCGGTACGGTTGTTTCGTCATAGACAGGCAAGCCAAAGCTGTGCCAGAACGTGTATAAAGCCTGATCTTTCGTCATTGCGGTATCTTCCATTCTTCAGCGGAAACGTTGCGCATATCAAGCCCCGCAGATGCGGGCGTGTACTGGTCATCTCCATCGGATGTGATCCGAAAGATTTTGCCGTCCCGCTCACGCCTGATCACATCGTGGAACATCAGCGTGAACGCCCTGCGGGTTGTGATAGTGTAAAGGCTTGTTACCCCTGCTTTCTGCGCTGTTTTAGCTTCAAGACTGGATGAAAACGCAAACGCCGCAAGGAACTTGTCACCATCTGCCCATGTAGAACTATAACCGCCAACTCCATCGTCAGCGGTTACCTGATTGAGCCTTGTACAAGACTCCATAGCCTCGTCAAGTAAACTCATGCTCTGATTTTCCTCCACCTATTCAGACGGCTTGCGAACTGCTTTTTCCATGCGTCAGCCCCTGCAGTTTCATCGGCAAACTTTCCCTTGATGCTGTAGCTGTATCCACCGAAAGATTCTGAAGTGTACGGCTTATCAAGCGCATCTGCATATTTTGCATCCCATGTGTTGATGTCATCCAGAAGCCGGATCACATCAGCAGGCACTGCCATTGTCCAGATTGCGCCGTTAAAGGTTTCGTCCACAAGTTCCGTTGCCGGATACTTGTATATCCCATCGTTGAATATTGACCCCACAATGCGAAAAAACTGCCCGGTCTGCAGAGAACCCTCAGGAACAATATTTTCAATGTCAATCCTGCCATCAGTGACGGTAAAATTCCCGAATACATGGGCTGTAGTGAAATAGTTCCTAAGTTCTCCGCAGAGGTCGGACAGTGTGATCATTCGCTTTTCTCCTTGGTCTTTTTTCTGGTGGAAGTTTTCTGAACGAGTTTATCTAACAAGGAGGTATGAAGTACGTTATCAGTGCCAGAGAGAAAAGCGATTCTTTCGGCTGACGGCTCATAGCCCTTGCGGGGATATTCATCCCCCGGAAGATAGTGGTAAAAGCCGTCCTGTAGGTCGTAAAATTCAACTAAAACCTTATACACGTTTATACCTCAGTCAATCTGCATCAAGTGCCGGAAACAGTAACCTTCGCAATGCCGTCAAGGTACTCAGCCCACAGAGCCATTCCCATGATTGCATAGGACTCGCCAACTGCTGTGCTGTAGTTACCCTGCGCATGGAATCCGATCAGGTTGGTTTCGCCTCTGACAGTGTAATCAAGACCAAGCCTTGCAAACTCGCTGTCACCCGGATCGACATAATACAGGTCGATATTTTCAACAGGCGTTGCAAGGACTTTGTTTCTTGCGATCTGTGCCGCCGGAAGCAGGAACAGTGTACGGTATCCCATAAAGTCACGGATGTAGGTCAGCCCGAACTGCGTCTGGACAGTGATCGGGGCTGTCCCAAGATAATCATATGCATCAAGGATGTTGGCAAAGCCAACGATCTCAGTGACATCTTTCTGCAGGGTCGCAAATTTATTCAGGACTTCCCCCTGTGCTTTCGCAAGAGCCGCCTGCCATGTTGCCGCCGTTGCGGTCAGCGTACCAGTGTTCAGGAAGGTATAGAACCGGGTCATGACAGTATTCTGCAGTTTTGTCAAGAAAGCGTCATCGGACTTCTCGATAGCAATTTCTGCACCGTACTTTTCCACGTCCTCAATCGGTACAGCTTTGGCATACTTCTCGATGGTCAGATCGGATTTTGCCGCCTGCACGATTGTAGCCTTGCTGTACGGAATGACCTCGCCGGGATCAACAGAGCCGGATTCAAGCGTAACATCTGCGGTATAGGAAATCAGCTTTGTGCCGGGAGTCTTACGGATCGGACGCATAACGCCCATGATCTCACGCAGGGCATCCCAGTTATCACCGAATCTGGTGACGAAATCAAGTTCTCTCGCAGTTACGTTTGTGTATACGTTGGGGAGTGAATCCCTCGGAGTTGTAAAGCTTTCGACATTCGTTACAGCCATTTTTTACCTCGCTTTTAATTCTGACTCAGGCTATCAGCAATTGCCTTCTGCCGCTCTGCGGTGGACATGATATAACGCCCATGATCATCTTTTGCATAGATGTCAGCAATTGTCTTTTTTGCGCCTGTATTCTGGGGCGGTGTTTCAACCTTTGCCCCTGTTTCGGTATTCGTGACGATGAAGTCTGCCCACTCATTTTTAGCGGCATCCTTTACTTTCGCCACTTCTTTGATAGCACCCTTTTCATCCAGATCGACAGAAGAAAGGTCTGTTACTCGCATAACAGCATCAATGCGTTTTTCAGATATGCCAATTTCTTTCAGCATAGCCCTATACGCCTTATCTTTTGCGGCTGTGGTTTTTTCGGCTTCAGTCTGAGATTTGAATTCAGCGAACTGCTTTTCAACTGCTTCCTTCTCTTCCTTCAGCGCATTGTACTTAACTTCCCATGCGCTCCCGCCGTTCTGCCCTGCCGCTTCTTTCAGATCCGCAAGTTCCTTCTCAACCGCAGGAAGTTTTTCGGCATCTGCCTTAAAGCTGTCCCGCTGATCTTTGAGAGCGTCAACCGTCTCTGAATGCGCCGCTATGATCTCGTCAATCTTTTCTTCGTCAATGCCCATTGCTTTAAGCATTCTTCTGGAAAGTGCCATTCGTCAGACTTCTCCTTTGCTTTGGTGTCATTTCTTTGACTAGTCTCTATCCGCAGTATAGGAAACATTTTTCCTGTTGTCAAGATTCGCTCCCCGCTATGGGGACTTTTTTCTTTTCTTGTTTTCTTTTTTAGTCTTTTTAAACAGATATGTTTATTCTTTAGTTCTTTAGTTATTACTTTAGTTCTTACTATACTTATACTTATTATTCAGGTTTTTCATTTTGGAAACCTATGGTTTTTTAAAATAAAAACCTATGGTTTTCAGTTTTTAAAACCTATGGTTTTTAAATTCAGAAACCATTGCTTTTCAGGTTTTTCAGCATAAAAAAAGAAGGGCTTTCGCCCCTCTCTTTCTTCAGATGTCCGACAGATTCGCCTGTATGATGCGCTTATACTCTCCGATGTTTTGCTCCACCGCAGGACGCAGGAAAGGTTGCGCTTTCATCTTGTACGTTCCTAGTTCCTGATACTTTCCGTACTCAACATTTGTGCCAATGTACACCGTTGTATCATCCACAAGATGTGTCAGGCTGTTCCTCAGGTTTCCTGTATCAACAGGAGCAAGTTCTTTTGCCTTGCGTTCACAAGTCATCCCCACGGCTTCAAGTGCAACCTGAATGCGGGATTCTACAGCAGAGCGCACCGCATCGGAATTATCTTTCAGTGTTACTTTCCACGGCATTTGGTCACCGCCTTCCAGTGCTAAATCTTTTCACAGTGCTTGCAGGGCGTTTTTCTTCCTGCTTTGGCTTGCTACGTTTCCATTCTTCGTAGGACATATTCCCCAGACGGTTGCGCCGCTGATCGACATTTATATCATTTGCTTCGTAAGCATCTGAGCCTTTTACCACAGCCCCGATTGTACAGCGGCAGTTGTAAATCATATCCCCCGGCACTTTATAATCTTTCCCACCATAGTCTGCGGGATACTTAATCTTGATTCCGTCCACATCGAAAGGAACATCAAAAGCCTGCATCTGCCCATCAAGTAATCTGTGCGTGTGCCTTGTGCGGTTGTCCAGTGTTGCGATCCAGACAACCTTAAATTTTATGCCCATTGCATCCGCTCTGCGGTACGAGTCATAACGCCCCGAAGATTGAGCGTTGGTCATAGCTGTGCGGGCGTTCCTGATAGATGCCGCTTTGTTCATGCCGACAACCCGCCGCATACGTTTTGCAAGGTCGGGGATACTTTCGCCCTGCAGAATTCCCTGCGTAACAACTGAGGTGATTTTTTGCCGCTCCCAACGTTCCAACTCGCCCCTGCGGATCTTCTCTGATACTTCCTCAGACGGATCTGGCAATAACTGCGGATCTTCACGCATAAGCCGTTCAACGGTTTCATGATCATACAGCGTAAATGATGTATCAATGCCGCTCCCGCTTTCAATTTCGTATGTGCCGAAATTGTAGTTAATTGCATAAATTTCCGGCTTGTATTCATCCACAAGGTTCTTTGCGATGTCTGAAGCGTTTGCGCAATCTTTTGCAAGGGTGTCCCGCATATCCCGCCATCGTTTTCCATCGGCTATGCTATGCAGGCGGTATTCATGATATTGCTGTTTCGTGATTTCTCCGGCATCCATCTTCGCCCGCATTTCCTTGTCTTTCTTTTCGGACTTTTCAAGATACCGCTTCCACTTTTCCTCAACCTCTCTTGCCGCCTTCGCATATTCACGGCTGATTTTGTCCTCAAGTTCTCGCAGTTTGATTTCCGTTTCGATGTGTCCTGCGTCCGGCATCCCGAAATCACCCCCTTACAGCCGTTTTAAGCCCTTTAAACTTCTTCTGCGGGATTATTACCATCAAAAGCGTTTGAAGCCGCCTGCGGGCTTTCTGCAAACAGATTACCGCCCCTTTCCAGTTCGTCCGCATCCATGCGCTTGATAATTTCGTCTGCCTGATCCCCATCCCCGAAAATGGTCAGAATTTTGCGTGTACAGTATTCTTCATCAAGGAACTGCGATGCGGAAACAACTGCATTTATTTCTTCCTGCCTGTTTATGATGTATGAGCGGGTAAAGGAAGGATCTTCGTCCGTGATCCCCGCAAGATACAGGATGTGCTGTAGGAATTCAAGCACGCAATACTCAAGATCATCGCACTTGCTGTCCAGTGGTTCATACGCCGCCTGTATCTGCGTTGCTGTGATCGCACCGCTTGCGATGTTCTCCACATCAAGAGCCATTGCGTCTTGGTACAGATCACGCTTCAGCCTGTCAAGCAGGGAATCACGGCTTGCGTAAGGTACTTCAAGGGTATGTGCTTCTGCTTTTGCACCGTCATCATCAACCACAGCGGCGTGAACTGTTTTCATGCGCTCAACGAATTTGGCAAGGTCGATATCATCCATGCCGCCCGCATTCTGAATTGTCCAGTAGATCATGGACGCATCATCAACATCGTTTGCAAAGCCGGATTTGATCAGGTCATAGCAGTCGATCTGTTCCCGCAGTCCTGTCAACTCGCTCTCATGCTCTTGGTTTGCATACAGCGGCACAATCGGGAAATCGGGGTAGTTCTGGAAATCATAAATTTCCGTGCCGTCTGCTTCAGACTGCCGGACTTTCAGGATGTAGGGGCGTTTCTCCCGCAGGACAGATCCCTCGCTCTTTCGCCAGATATACTCGGTGTATCCGTCCGGCTCGTACAGTGTAGCCCGCAGGGGCTTTCTGTCATCAATCTGCCAGAAGCGCACGCCTGCCTTTAACGCTCCGTCCTCTTCGTCATACATCCCCGCAAACTCAGTGCATGGAAATTCCTCGATATGATCCAGATTCCAGAAGCAGTAACTGACCCCGCAAACAGCCGCATCTTTCGCCGCCTTTTGCAGGCGTGTGTCAAAGTTCTCGCCCATCATCTGCCGTGTACGGCTGTTCTTCCATGTTACGCCGTTAGACAGCAAGTGCTGAACTTCCTGCACGATGAACCGATGGAAAAAGCCGTGCTTCATCTTCCAGTTTGCGCTGTAGTTGTCCGGCACTGCAAGCCCTGTGATCGTATACAGGATCTTCTGATAATTCCTGATAGTGGCGTTTTCCTTGCGGAAGTAGGTCTGTGCTATGCGGGCTTTTTTGTACAGATCGGAACTTTTATGCTCCGCAATCACCATCCGCACAAAGTCAATCCGCTCCTGCTCGTTCTCAGATACTGCAAGTAAATCCTGATAGGTTTTCATGCTGTCCCCCTGTTCCAAAGTGGTTTGTACTGCTTTTTCTGTTTCACTAGTTTCATTGTCTTAACAAAATACCTTGTTACGTCCATGTAGTGATCGTTCACCTTTACGGGTTTTTCATCCGCAGACTGTTCGTCCCATACATAGCCGCCCGCTTCCTCTTGCCATTCCTTTATGCCTTTATAAACTGCAAATAGCCCTGCATTCATGGCTGATGCTGTTTCCCTAATGCCGTCTAGAACAGCGTTGTCTGCAGGGCGTACTTTTGCCCAGTCCGTTCCCCGCAGTAGTGCAATAAAGCTTGCCGCAGACGGGTCAATGATCACTTCAACCTTTTTCCGCATCATTGGGTCTTGCTTTCGTACTTCCGCAATTAGGTCGGCAAAACGTGCTTCAATATCCCGCAGATATTGGTTATCCGTTTTCTGAACGCCTGTATCCCTGCCGCTGTAGTAATATCCCTTTGATGCAATCCATTTATCAGGGTGTTGATCCCACTGCAGGCAGGCAAATGCATTCATTGTGCCATAGTCGATGCTCAGAACGCTTTTAAGCGGCTTTTCCTGCGGCAGATCGTCTATCAGCACATCTTGATACATCGGGTAAATTAAACCCTCTGCAAGCACCCACAGGCCCAGAATAAAGCGGTCGTAGAAAATCCCGACATATTCCTTTTTGATGTTCTCAACGTAGTCCTTCGGCAGAGTTGTGTTATCGTCTAGCGTGAATTTAACTGCAAGGATGTCAAGATTCTCAGCCCTGTCCAGATAGTCTTTCTTCAACCAGTGTGCAGGGCTGTCAGGATTCGTTGTTCCGAAAAGCTTTGCGCCGTTCTTTCTCAATCGGGATAAAAGCATTGCAAAGAAGTCCTTCGGCAGTTTTGTTGCCTCGTCAATGTACGCTCCCTGCAGTGTTACGCCTCGTATCTTCGCTTCTGCCTGAGCATCGTTTGCACCCTCAAGTATGATATGCCGACCAAACAGCCAACCTTCTTTTGCGGAAATAGAAAAGCGGAAATTGCTTTCACCCACCAAGGATTGCAAGGGTAACAGGCAATTCCGCTTTAATGTCGTGAGTGATCTTGCACTCATAAGATATAGATAATCAGGCGCGTCCGGCATCTCATGCACCCAGAACGCCCACAGCACAAGTGATATCCACGTTTTCCCCGATGAAACAGAACCTTCAAGGATGTTTATGCGCTTAAGCTGATTCTTCTGCCACAGTCCCATCAGCCACCGCTGTTTCTTCGTGTAGATCATCCTGCTTCATCCTCGACAGGCTCTTTCAACCCGCTTATCAGGTCAGCAAGCACGCCGTCTTTTGTGCTGATACTCTGTTCCCGCTTGTCTTTCCACTGATCCGGCTTGCGGTTCTTCAGCCAGAAAATCTGTGCTGTTACATTCGGCGGGATGTAGATTTCTTCGTCAACGTATTCAATGTGTTCCTCAACACTAAGTCCTGCATCATACGGAACACCGTCTTTATTTATCTTTTTGATTCTCTTTTCAGTCCGTAACTTTACAGGCTTTTTTACTTTGACAAAATGACCCCTTGCGGCTTTCGCCATTGCGTTTTCTATTTCTACATCAACTGGCGCTCTTCCTTTTTTTACTGCGTCACGAATGTCACTATATTTGTTAAACCACTCATATATGGTCTTTCTTGTTATTCCAATATTTTTCGCTATTTGTTCATCTGTTAAACCATCCCTTGCCCATCCTTCAATCCTGAGCAAGCCGTCTTTTTCCGTCCATTCTTTATACTTTCCGATAGCGATAGTGCTTCACCACCTTTCGGATTATTCCAGATGATTAAACCCCTTTTATCGGAATATGGATAATTGGGTTGTAATCAATGTTTACCTTTTCTTTCTTTGCATTATGGTTTAATGCGTTGTCAATCTTCACAATCTGTTTTCCCCATTTCTTCTGCAACATCTCAAGTTGGGACTTTTCTCTTTCATAATTCCTGTATGTTGCGCATCCCCCTGCCTGCTCAGACTGTTTGCAATCGTAATGGTACTTATTTACCCTCAGACATCCCCTGTATTTATTGCACTGTTGCAAAGTCATGTCGTAATCTTCTTTAAGCGGCAACCTTTCGTCATATCTCAAATCATTTCCATGCAGAAAAACCGAAAATGGGCTACCAATATACGAAACAGTGCAGAATGGTGTTGTCTGTCGATAGCTTAACGCATCTTTGTTGCACATGATCCCCCAATGGTAAAAACCGAAATCATCGCACAAGATGCTATAACGTTCGAGCATCTCATAAATTTCACTCTCTGACAGAATCACCTTCTCATAGCCATAACTCCCGCTCGGTTCATATCTCTCGATTGAATGCAAATCGTCATCAATCAGAAGCACCACATCATTTTTGGGTAATTCCTGATCGAGTATATAATTACGAATTCTGCACACGTTTCCCTGCACTTCATTTGGCACAGATATGATGTTTTTTTTGAATCCGGGATTTCCTTTTAAGTAATCATCATATTCACGTTCTGCAACCCACACCTTACAAGTGCTTATATATTGCAGAGTTTCGACCTTCGGTCTTTTATAACTGGGGCAATTAATACTGATTTGCATATTCATCCCTCAACATCTCAAGCGCCTTTGCTCCATCAATAACCCTGCCTGTTGATATTCTTTCCATGCCCTTGTTTATCTTTCCATCTTTTCGTGTTGAAAGATTTGCTTTAGGCTGTATGTTGAGGAGACTGCATAAGTTGAGCCAATCTACATTGTTTGTAAAGTAAAGAACAACATAGTTGTGTTCTTCAAGCAACACTTCTGTAAACTGAACCTCTGGTTTTTCTTCATTTTGCACCCCCCCACTTTGCAATTCCTCGGTTTCTTCCGGCTCATCAAAACCGAAAGCGCCCATGTCGAAAAATTCTTGTAACTCTCTCATCTCATCGGCAAGCTCATCCTCATCCCAATCGGATTCGTTCGTCTTGTTATCCGCAAGCCGGAGAGCATTAATCTGCGTCTCTGACAGATCATCGGCACAGATTGCGGGCACTTCATCCATCCCCAACTTTTGTGCCGCCAAAAGCCGCCCATGCCCGACCACAACAACATTCTCACGGTCAAGCACTAGCGGCTGTCTGAATCCAAATTCTTTTATGCTGTTTGCGATATGCTCAACTTGCTCTGCAGGGTGTTTCTTGGCGTTGTTCTCGTACGGCACAATGTCCGCAACCTTCACCATTTTAATTTCCATCTGTTTCCTCCTGCTCATTTTCGGAATTCCCGCATTTTCACCTATAAAACATCAGCGGGGCTGTTACACCCCGCCGTGTTGCAGTCTGTTCCTGCTGTCATATGTTAGGAGATCCAATGCCTATGCCGAGCATCAGAAGCATCCGGCAGAGATTCGAACCCTGCACCGTGGGGAGTACGGCTTGCCCATCCGCACGGATGCTGTATGTATTGGGAGAGTAAAGTATGGAAAATCGTTCCATTAACGCCGCCACCTACATTGCATTCGCATTTTCAGTGGCTCTGGGATTAGCGGATGTGAACCCGCATCTGCAGTCACGGCGCAATCGTTCCGCTCTCCAGTGTTGCGCTATGCAGACAAGCCTCGGCTATAACCCCTTCCCCAAGCGGAATTGCAGTACATGCCCGACTGAATTCTCCGCTCCGGGGATTTATATTTATATAATTGCAAAAATGTTCCGCTCTGTCAAGAGATCGTTTTAACCCACGACCAACTTTTTGCATGATCAATTCGAATTGCAATCTCGCACAGAATCAGCACCGCAAACAGAAACAGCCCGATCTTTTTACTCATTTTCCTGTACTCCCGAAACCGCCTGCTCCACGCTGAGTATCTGACAACTCTTTCGCATCTTCAAAAATCACTTCCGCATACGGCTGAAAGATGATCTGTGCAATTCTTGTATGCGGGGCTATGTATTGTGCTTCATCCGAAAGGTTCTTCAGGGGCACGCAGATATTCCCCCTGAAATCTGGATCAATTATGCCAACGCACATTGCAGGAATTAAGCCGTTGCCTGTTGCAAGCCCTGAACGAGCATAAACGCCGCCAAAATATCCCGGCGGGATTTCCAGTGCGAAACCCGTGTAAATCCTCATGCATTCGCCCGGAAGGATCACCACAGGCTTTTCGATGTCTGCATACAGATCATAGCCGACGGATGTTGGAGTTGCCTGCGTGGGTACTTTGGCAGTATCCGAAAGTGTTTTCCTCTTGATTAAAAGCTTCATGTATCCCCCTTTAATCGAACGGTACATTGACAGACAGCGCGTAATTCCTGCCCTTGTATCCTGTCCGTTTCATTCTTGCTTTCCTCCTGCACGCTTCAATGATAGCCATCGGATCATCAAGTATTCCATACGGATCATCAATGATGCAGGATTCAATGTACATTGCCGCAGTAGGGTCTTTTCCTGATCTGTACTGATGTATCAGATCAATGCAGGCTTGCCTGTAGATTGCCTCAGCGCATCTTACCGCCTGTTCAGCTATCATCATCATCGTCCTCGTACTGTACTGATATATAGCAGGATTTCCCGCCGCTGTTTTTCGCCCTGTTCATGCTCTTGTAAATTGTGTTTTCTTTGATGCCCAGAATGCGGGCGAGTTCCGGCGCAGAACCCGCCACAGCTTCAGGCAACTCCAGTGCATCACGGCTGACTTTCATCCACGTTTTCAATCTCTGCGCCTTTCTTGTGGTAGACATAACCGACAGCCGTCAGAACTGTAATCAGTATCCCTGTCAGTATCCCTGCAAGCAAAACAACAACATATCCCATCATTCAATCCTCCCATGGATCATATCCGCTATAAGGGCATTCATCGCAGGCACATACATAATCATCTTTTTCTGGGTCATAGTAGTAGTCATCACCATAACCTTTGCATTCATAACACCTGTCTGGATCGTCATAAATGTCATCCATTCTGATCACCTCATGTCAGCGCCACAATTCGGACAGAAATTATACGTTAATGCGCTTTTCATCCCCTTCACTGTGGCGTATCCGATTTTGCATATATTGCATCGGATTATCCTTCCCTCGTTTATCCATGCTCCTTTCTCCCGCTCCGGCTCAATGGTTGGAGCGTTCTCGATCATATCCTCAACACACCACCATTCTGTCGATACATCTCCGCCTCCAGAATAAAACGCATTTGCAAACTCTCTGCCATGCCTGTCGGCTTGCTTTTGTGCTAATTGGCATTCAGCAAGCAACGCATCCGCATCAATCGGTCTCATCTTGATCACCTCTCATGTCTGCCCCGCAGTTCGGGCAGAAATTTGTATCGTTTGTATGCAATTCATAATCGCACAATGAACAATATGCAACCCCATACACATTCGGCTTTTCAACCCATTTCCCCGTCTTGCGCTCTGGCTGTGCGGATGGCAACTCGGTTATCCTTCTGCGAATTTCGTTTTTTGTATAGGTGGTGTCCTCAAACGCCTCAATCGCCGCCTGACGGCTGATTAAATCATCCATCAGCTTCACCCCCTTATATACTCCGGCTGAATAGCCCTGACTCGTTCCGCATACCATGACGGATAGTGTGGCTCAGGCGGGCCGTCCCCCAAAATTGCATCAAGAACCGCTTTTCTGCTTATCAGATCATCCTGCTCTCCGTCATTGCCGCTTATCTTGTACTTTCTTGTATCCCGCCCGCACAGATAATCAACCGAAACGCCCAGAACATCAGCTATCCGCATAGCAACAACTGCCCTTGGAATGCGATCCCCGCAGACATATCTGGAAACTGATTCCTGCGTCAATCCAGTCAGTTCAGCAAGCCGTTTCTGCGTCATCCCTATTTCATCCAGTGACTGCAAAAGCCGCACCGCAAAAGGATTACTCCTATCTCTCTTCATCTCTGTATCCCTTCTTTATTTCTTCCAACGTTCGCCAGATCATCTTGTTGAACCGTGGACAGCAATGCCGTTCCTGATCGTACTCCTTGCAGTCATGACACCACTCGTCCGGGTTATATGGCGGCTCTGCGGGCTGTAATTTAACCAGTTCGTCGCAGTAGTTGCTGACCCCCTAATTGTACTGGTGGAAAGATTCCGACGGAATAATCAGGTCTTTCGCCAGATCAATCGCCGCCTGTCTGCTGATTAAGTCATCCATTCTGATCACCTCTCATATCCGCACCGCTCTGACTGCGACTTGAAGGATTGAAAAAATAATTGACAACATTCTCTCTTTCCGCAAATCCGAACCGCTTTCTAACTTCCTTTTCAACATCCTCTAATGCCTTCATATATCCTTGATGATACTTTGTCGGTATAACCTTATAATCTTTTTGATTGTTATACCAAAAACTCGGCATA